GGCAGTGCTTGCCAAGGCATCCACATGGGTGGCTAACTACGTGGGCACTGTGCGCCCCACGGTGACATACATCTTTGTGTTTGAGCTGTGCGCCATCAACGCTTTCATGGCGGTCTACTTGTGGAACCATCCTGACCTGATCACCAGCATTGACGATGTTGTGAAGTATGCCGACCTGCTGTTCAGCGCCGATGAGATGGCGATGCTTGGTGGCGTGATCGGCTTCTGGTTCGGGTCACGCGGCTGGAGCAAGAAGTGAAAACTTCTGACAAAGGCATCCACTTGATGCACGAATTTGAGGGCTACCGAAACAAGCCCTACAAATGCAGTGCAAAAATCTGGACTGTTGGGTGGGGCCATGCCATGTATGGCGATCAGTTGCGCCTGCCCAACGTGCGTACAGGAACATACACCGGGATGATCCGTGATGACTACCAACTCAAACCCGAGGACAGCCGGGTCTGGTCGAAAGAGGAACTGGTTGAGATTTTCAAAGATGATCTCGTCTCTTTTGAACGCAGTGTTCTTCGACTTGCTCCCAATCTGGATGGCCATCAGCGCAAGTTTGACGCTTGCGTCGCTCTGGCCTTCAATGTAGGCTCGGGCAACTTCCAGCGCAGCACTATCCGGCAGAAGATTCTGCGGGAAGACTGGGAGGGCGCTGCGGAGGCGTTCTTAGCTTGGTCCAAGGCTGGAGGCAAGGTGCTGCCGGGTCTGGTGCGCCGCCGCAAGGCCGAGATTGCTTTATTCCTATCGTGAGAAACACATGACACCAGAACTACAAAAGTATTACGAAGCCAGGTTTGACCTGTTCTCCCAGGATGGCTGGCTTGACCTGATGGAAGACGTAGAGACAATGTTAGACGCGATGAACAACGTCTCTACCATTGCGGATGAAAAAAGTCTACAATTTCGCAAAGGCGAGATTTCTATCCTGACTTGGCTGAAAACCCTGAAAGGGGTCAGCGAACGAGCATACGAGGATTTGAATGAAAAGAATGTTTGAATTTGCCTGCAATTGCGGGCAGCGCACTGAGGCACTGGTGGATTATGAGACCGCCAGCGTGCAGTGTGGGTGTGGGGGGCTTGCCCACCGCATCATAAGCGCACCGAAGTTCAACCTTGAAGGTTGGTCTGGGCACTTTCCCTCCGCTTACGGACGGTTTGAGAACAGACACACTGAGAAGTTGAGCGCCGAGCGCAAAGCCAACTCATAAGCGCCCAGCGCCGAGTTGATTATCCTACAACCATTTTGGCAGGAACATAAATATGTTGATTGACAATGAATCTGAGCCGCTAGGCGAACTCGAAATTGAAGAAGCTAAATCCGAACTTCCTGAAAAATACAGGGCCAAAAGTTTGGAAGAAGTTGTACGGATGCACCAAGAGGCTGAAAAGCTGATTGGCAAGCAGGCCCAAGAGGTCGGCGAAGTCCGTAAATTGGCAGACGAGTTGCTCAAGCAAAACCTCGGGTCTAAGCAGCAGCGTATTCAGGAGGAAGAACCTGAAGTTGACTTTTTTGAGAACCCTCAAAAAGCAGTTCAATCGACCATTGATAGACATCCCGATGTTGTTGCGGCCCGCCAAGCTGGCCAAGATTTCAAACGGATGCAGATTCAGCAAAAGCTGGTGCAGGATCACCCCGACTACTCCCAAGTGGTCAATGATTCTGAGTTCCAAAACTGGGTGAAGTCTTCACCCGTGCGACTGGGACTCTACGCAAAAGCCGACGGTGAGTTTGACTATGATTCGGCCAATGAATTGTTGTCCACCTTCAAACAACTTCGCGGCGTTAAGGCCAAGGAATCCGATCAGGCGAGTACCGCTGCACGGACCAAGAGCATGAAAGCCGCGCAAGTCGATGTAGGTGGATCTGGCGAGAGTTCAAAACGAGTCTATCGAAGGGCCGACCTCATTCGTCTCAAGATGACAGACCCGTCAAGGTACGAAACACTGAGTGATGAAATCATGCAGGCGTACTCTGAAGGGCGTGTACGGTAATTAAACTTTGGAGCTTTTAACATGGCAAACACCGCTTTTTCCCCCACCAATTCGGTAACCACCACCTCCGCAGCGAACTTCATCCCAGAAATCTGGTCTGATGAAATCGTGGCTTCTTACAAGAAAAACCTCGTCTTGGCCAACCTGGTCAAGAAGATGTCTTTCAAAGGCAAGAAGGGTGATACCGTCAACATCCCTAGCCCAGCCCGTGGCAACGCCTCGGCCAAAGCCGCTACTGATGCCGTGACTCTGATTGCAGAGAGCGACACCCAGATTCAGGTGCTCATCAACAAGCACTTTGAATACAGCCGCTTGATCGAAGACATTGTTGAAGTGCAATCCCTGACATCGCTGCGTTCCTTCTACACAGAAGACGCTGGTTATGCCTTGGCTCGCCGCCTCGACACTGACTTGGTTCAGTTGGGCCGCGCCTTCAACGGCGCTACCATCGGCACTGACGACTACGCAACCAGCGCCAGCTCCACAAAGGCTTTTGTTGGTTCGGACGGCACCACTGCCTACAACAGCACCAGCTCCAACGCTGCTGCTTTGACTGATGCTGCTATCCGCCGCACCATCCAGCGCCTGGACGACAACGACGTTCCTATGGACGGTCGTTTCTTCCTGATCCCTCCTTCGAGCCGCAACACCCTGATGGGTCTGGCCCGTTACACCGAGCAAGCGTTCATCGGCAACGGCGACGCTATCCGCAACGGTGAAATCGGTCAGTTGTACGGTATGGCTGTGTTCGCTTCTTCCAACGCCGACACTGGCGCTGGTAACACTGCGACTGACCGTATCTGCCTGATGGGTCACAAGGACTCGATGGTGTTGGTTGAGCAGATCGGCATCCGTTCGCAGACTCAGTACAAGCAGGAATACCTCGGTACCCTGTTCACTGCTGACACTCTGTACGGCGTGAAGGCTCTGCGCACTGCCGCGTCTTCATCGGCTGCTAACGCATCCGGCGCTTACGCTTTGGCTGTACCAGCCTAATGAATAGCCCCCGGCCACAAGCTGGGGGCATCTTTTTCTAGGAGATTCAAATGGCTGCTGCAACCGCAATTACTTCCCGTCGGGGAAATGACCAATTCCGAGGTATCTTTTCGGATACTTGGTCGGTATCCGCTACTCTTGACGCGTCATCGCTTTTAGATGCCGCTGGCGAAACCAACACGATTGCCGTTCCTGGCGTCGCGCTTGGTGACGTCGTAATTGGTCTGAGCATGGGTGTCGATCTCACTGGCCTTACCGTCACGCCATATGTCAGTGCTGCCAATGTGGTGTCGATTCGTTTTCAAAACGAATCCGGCACTACTGTGAACTTGGCAAGCACCACTGTGCGCTGCGTTGTTGCTCGCTTGGTCTAAATGACAGGGGGGCTTCGGTCCCCCTTTCTACAGAAAGAAAATCATGGCTACATATCGTTGTTTGGCAAGTGGTAATACGGTGACGTTCACTTTGCAACACGACATTGACTCGATGCGCGGCCACGGCGGCTACGTTTTGGTCGATGAGCAAGGTGAACTGGTCAAGGTCCAAGAGGCCAGCAAAGAACTACCGATGACGCCCGCTGTGCCCGTAAAGCGCATGGGCAGACCCCGCAAGGCAGTAACCATCTAAGGAGCACATCATGCCAATGGTCGGAACAAAGAAGTTTGCCTACACACCCAAGGGCAAAAAAGAAGCCAAAGACATGTCGATGAAGACGGGCAAGCCTGTCAAGTCCATGCCTGTTCGCGGCTCACGCACGGCGACCAACAAAGCCAAAAAAGGCTACTGATGAAGCCCGGCCTCTACGCCAACATCGCAGCCAAGAAAGACCGCATCAAAGCGGGTTCTGGCGAGAAGATGCGCAAGCCTGGCACCAAGGGCGCTCCAACAGCAGCCGCCTTCAAGGCTGCTGCCAAGACGGCGAAGAAGAAATGAAAACCCCCGCCTGGCAGCGCAAAGAAGGACAGTCCAAGACCGGAGGCTTGAACGCCAAGGGTCGGGCGTCTTATAATGCGGCAACCGGGGGCGATCTCAAAGCCCCCGTGAAGTCGGGCGACAACCCAAGACGGGCCTCCTTCTTAGCACGCATGGGCAATATGCCTGGGCCTGAGATGAAAGACGGTAAGCCCACCCGGCTACTCTTGTCTCTAAAGGCTTGGGGCGCATCGTCCAAAGAGGACGCCAAGGCCAAAGCCAAGGCGATCTCCGCAAGGAACAAGAAATGAGACCCATATCTGTCGGCATCAACCCCACCGCTGGGGCGACCACCACGGTCTACACCGTGCCGACGGGTTACTACGCGCTGTTCAATCTGCTGTACGTCCACAACACGGGCGGCAGCACCAAGGACATCACTGTGCAGTGGTATGACGCCAGCGCGGCTGCCACAATCGACATCTTGACGGCAGTGGCGTACAACTCTAAGGCGTACACGCAGTTTGACAACGCCTATGTTGTCTTTGAAGAAGGCGACCAGTTGCGCGTCACGCCAGAGGCCGCAAGTGCATTTGCGGTCATCGCCACTTTTGAACAAATCGGATTGACACGCCAATGACCTACCTTCAACTCATCAACGATGTGCTGATACGGCTGCGCGAGACTGAGGTCTCTACCAACACCGCAACAGACTATTCAAAGTTAATTGGCAGATTCGTTAATGACGCCAAGCGCCAGATTGAGGACGCCTTTAGTTGGAACGTGCTCGGGCAGACGGTGACGATCACCACGACACCGGGCACCTACATTTATTCGCTGACTGGCTCTGGCCAGAAGTTCCAAGTGATGGACGCGCTCAACACGACCGCCAACGTCGGTATGCAGAACATCAGCTTTGTGCAGATGAATCGATTTCAGAACCTGGTGCCCGCGATCAGCGGCATCCCCGAATACTATTCCTTTGACGGTGTGGACGGCAACGGCGACACCAAGGTGGTGCTGTACGCCCGTCCTGATGGGGTCTACGTCCTCCCATTTGCGCTGACCGTGCCCCAGGCGCCCTTGTCGGCTGACAACACACTGGTGCTGGTGTCTGACGCGCTGGTGGTGCAAAACGCATATGCCCGTGCTCTGGTCGAGCGCGGCGAGGACGGCGGCTTGAACTCGTCCGAGGCGTACCAACTCTACCGGGGGATGCTGGCTGATCAGATTGCGCTGGAGGGCACCCGCTACCCAGAGAACCAAGAGTTTGTCGCCATATGAGCCAAGCCCTCCAGACCGCAAGCATCTCAGCGCCAGGCTTCTTTGGCCTGAACACGCAGGACAGCCCTCTGGACTTGGCGGCTGGCTTTGCTTTGGTCGCAACGAACTGCATCATCGACCAGTACGGTCGAATCGGCTCGCGCAAGGGCTGGGCACGGGTCAACGCCTCGTCCGGCGCTCTTGGGGCCAACAACGTGGGCGTCATCCATGAGTTGGTGCAGGCTGACGGTACGCTGACGATCTTGTTTGCGGGCAACAACAAGCTGTTCAAGCTGGACGGCTCCAACGCCGTGGTCGAGCTGACTTACGGGGGTGGGGGTACAGCACCAACGATCACGGCCAGCAACTGGTCGGTGGCTTCGCTCAACGGCATCACCTACTTCTTCCAGACGGGTCACGATCCGCTGATTTTCGACCCGACCATCAGCACCACAACGTACCGCCGCGTCAGCGAGAAGTCAGGCTACGTCGGCACTGTGCCCTCGGGCAACATCGTGCTGTCGGCCTTTGGTCGCCTGTGGGTTGCGGACACCGCCACCGACAACGTGACGGTGTTCTTCTCTGACCTGCTGTCCGGCCACATCTGGAGCACCGGCACAGCGGGTTCGCTGAACATCGACCGTGTGTGGCCCAACGGCTCAGACGAGGTAACTGGCCTCGCGGCCCATAACGGCTTTCTGATCATCTTTGGCAAGCGCCAGATTCTGGTGTACGCCAACGCTACGACGCCCGCCACAATGAGCCTGAGTGACACGGTGGGGGGCATTGGCTGCATCGCCCGTGACACCATTCAGAGCACGGGCAAGGACATCTTGTTCCTGTCTAACTCGGGCGTCCGGTCGTTCGCCAGGACGATTGTGGAGAAGTCAGCGCCCTTGGGCGATCTGTCCAAGAACATCCGCAGCGACTTCATGTCGATTGTGGCTGGCGAGACGCTGGCCAACATCAAGACGGTCTACTCAGAAGCCGAGGCGTTCTACTTGATGACGCTACCGTCGGTCAAAGAGGTGTATTGCTTTGATACCCGCGTGCAGTTGCAGGACGGCTCGTTTCGCGTCACGGTTTGGGACTCGATTGAGCCCACGGCGCTGCTCTCGCGGCGCAACGGCGAGGTGCTGATCGGCAAGAACGGTTACATCGGCAAGTACAGCACCTACCAAGACCACACGTCCGCCTACCGGATGCAGTACTACACCAACCACGCTGACCTGGGTAACGCCAACATCACGTCGCTTCTGAAGCGCCTGAAGGTGGTGGTGATCGGCGGCACGAACCAGTTTGTGACAATGAAGTGGGGTTTTGACTTCAGCACCAACTATCAGGCGGACAGCGCGCAAATTCCAACGCAAAGCGTGTCCGAGTACGGCATCGGCGAGTACGACATTGCTGAGTACGCTAGCGGCGTGGCCTTGCAGACCTTATCGACCAGCGCAAGCGGCAGCGGTAAAATCGTGCAAACCGGATACGAAACCAACATCAACGGTTCGCCGCTGTCGATCCAGCGGATTGAGATTCAGTCCAAAGACGGGAAAATGTCATGAGTAACTACACACAGTCCACGAATTTCGCCACAAAAGATGCGCTGCCGTCTGGCGATCCGCTGAAGATCGTCAAGGGCACCGAGATCAACACCGAGTTCAACAACATCGCTGTGGCCGTGGCGACCAAGGCTGATCTGATTTCGCCTACGTTTACGGGTACGCCAGCAGCGCCCACGGCTTCGGCAGGTACTAACAGCACGCAGCTTGCGACCACGGCTTACGCTGACGCTGCAATCGTGGCAGAGCGCACGGCTACCGCTACACTCACCAACAAGTCGCTAACTAGCCCTACGCTGACGGGCACACCTGTGGCCCCAACAGCGGCGGTGAACACCAACGATACGCAAGTGGCGACCACGGCGTATGTTGTTGCTCAAATCGCCGACGATGCGCCGACCAAAACTGGTACCGGGGCTTCTGGCAATTGGGGCATCAACGTCACAGGAAATTCAGCAACTGTTACAAACGGCGTTTACACCACCAATTTCACAGGCGGCAACCAAAGTCTCGGTACTAGCGGCTACCAAAAGCTCCCCGGTGGTTTGATTATGCAATGGGGAAATACAGGGGCATTGTCTGGAGGGCAAAACCTTACGGTTACATACCCCATTGCTTTCCCCAACGCTGTTTTTAATGTGCAGACCACTGTTATTGTGAGTACTGACACGAATGAGATTGCTCATGTGTACAGCGTAGGCACATCAACTTTTGTTGTGGCTAACTCCAACCCCGGAAGTGTAGACGGCGTTTATTGGCTGGCTTTTGGTTACTGACATGATCTCCCACCACTTCAGCGATGGTTTGTACGCCAAGCAAGCGGTTATCCCCGCTGGCACAGCTATTCTGAAGCACACGCATGAGTTCAGTCACCTGTCGATTCTTGCCAGTGGCAAGGTGGCGGTGATGAAGGGTGAAGATATAGAAGTCATCGAAGCGCCAGCTTGCATTGAGATCAAGGCTGGTTTGACGCACGGCGTCAAGGCGATCACGGATTGCGTTTGGTTTTGTATTCACGCCACCGACGAGAAAGACCCGTCAAAGGTGGACGACGTTTTGATTGGAGTTTGATATGCCAGCATCACTTATTAGTGGCGGATTAGCGTTAGCAGGTGGTTTGCTCGGCGGCAGTTCAGCCAGGAAAGCCGCGCAAGCCCAAGCCGCAGCGCAGGTTGAGGCGGCGCGGATTGCGGCTGAAGAATCGCGGTTCCGTCCGGTCGGCATCACGACACGCTTTGGCCAGTCGCAGTTCCAGACCGACCCCCAAGGCCGCGTCTCTGGGGCCAGCTACACGCTCGACCCCCAACTGGCGGCCATGCAAGACCGCTTCTTGGGTCTGGCGGGTGGCGGGCTGACGCAAGCCGAGCAAGCGCAGCAGCAGTTTGCGCCTTTGGGCCAAGCGGCCCAAGGTCTGTTTGGCCTTGGCCAGCAATACCTGGCGCAGTCGCCTGAACAGGCCGCGCAGCAGTACATGGCCGGGCAGCAGAACCTCTTGGCCCCAAGCCGTGAGCGCCAGTTTGCGCAGCTCCAGAACCAATTGTTCCAGACTGGCCGTGGCGGTCTGTCCGTTGGGGCCACAGGCGAGCGCCCAAGCGGTGCGGCTGGCCTTGGTGCTGCCAGCCCTGAGATGGAGGCGTACTACAACGCCATCGCCCAGCAGGACGCGGGTTTGGCAGCGCAGGCGCAGCAAGCGGGTATGGAACAAGCCCGATTTGGGGCTGGCCTGTTTAATGTCGGCGGCAATCTGCTCGGCCAAGGTTTCCGAGGCCAAACAGAAGCTCTTGCACCCTATGAAGCGTACTTGCGCGGCGCAACTGGTTTGGAGACGTTGGGCCAAGCACCGCTGGACATCGGTTCGGCTTTGGGTGGGCGCAACGTCAACCAAGCAGGCGCTCAGGCGCTGTACGGCGGCGGTATGGGCGCGGCGCAGTCGATGGGCGCGGCCAACGCCTACAACCCGTTCGCAACGGCTTTGGTGGGTGCATCTCAGAACCCGGCGCTCACAAACGCAATTGCAAGGCAGTTTGATCCTTTTGGTGGCACAGCCCAAGGCGCGTATGGTCAGCAAGGCCAGTACTTGGCGGGTGCATTTGCGAACCCGCAGACTCAGCAAGCGCAGATGTTGGCCGCACAAAACAATGGCTTTATCTAAGGGGTAAGACATGGCAGATATCGTACCTTCTCTGTTCGGCGTTACGCCGCAGATGTACCAGCAGCAGCAGCAAGACCGAATGGACGCTCAGGCGTTGCAATACGCCAAGCTGGACCCGTTCCAACGGGCGAACTTCGCCATTGGCCGTGGAGCCAACATGCTGGGCGGCGCTATCGGCGGTGCTCTTGGTGGCCAAGACCCTGAGTTGCAGCGCATCACGCTGCGCCAGCAGATCGCAAGCCAGATTGACTTTACAGACCCTGCGTCTATCCAGCAAGGCATGAACGCTCTGGGTGATGACGTGATGGGTAAACAGCAGTTGGCGCAGATATACCGCCAGCAGCAAGAAAGCGGCGCTTTGATCGGCCAGCGCACGGCTGCGGCTGCGGCTTCGACGGCGCAAGCAGATAAGCTCAAGTTAAGCGCTACGCAAGACGCCGCGTTGCGGGCTGAGTTGGCTAAACTTGGCCCCAACGCTACCGAAGACATGATTCGCAGCGTGGTGGTGAAGTACGGCGACCCAGATAAAGTTCTGACTGCGCTGACTTCTGCCGCTACACGCGCAGAAGATCGCACTGCCCGAGCAGATGCAGCCAAACTGGCGGCAGACGCCCGAGCAGATGCAGCCAAACTGGCAAACGACGCCAAAATTGAGGCCGCTAAAATTCAAGCCGAGGCGCGTGTTGATGCGGCGCGTGAAGCAGGCGCGAATCGGTTGCAGATCGCGCAGCTTATGGCACAGAACAAACAAGAGTTGGCGCAGTTAACGGCTTCCCTAAAAGGCCCAAGCCCCGCAGTGCTCAAGGCTCAAGAAAAAGCTGAACAAGTAGCGGAAGGCAAAGAAACTTTGGGCGACATTCTTTCTACCGCGCAAACGCTTGTGAAAGACCTGAAAAACACCGGAGGCATGTCAAGCACCTCCGCAGGCGCACTGTCAAACTTGATTACATCAACGCAAACAGGCACTGCGGGGCAGTTCTTAGGGGGTGTTTTTGGTACAGAAGCACAATCAAAGCGCGACCAACTCAAAAGTGTGCGATTGCAATTGCTCAACGCAATCAAACAAGCCACTGGCATGAGCGCACAGCAGTTGAACTCTAACGTCGAATTGCAAACCTACTTGAAGTCTTTGGGTAGCGAAGGTATGACAGCGGAAGCCAACTTGGCGATCATTGACAACCTTTCAAAAACCTATCTTGGCAAAGGCATGATGGGCGCACCAAGCGCTGCGCCGAGCGCTGCGCCTGCCCGCGCCAGACAAGGCGACGGAACACCCGGAAACCCAATCAGACTGGACTAAATATGGCGACTGTCTACGAATACCAAGGCCTGTCTTACCAGTTGCCCGATGGCCTCACAAACGAGGCCGCGCTTGCTCGCATCAAGGCCAGCTTGGGCAACGCAGCGCCGCAAGAGTTTACTGTTCAAACACCTGAAGGCCGCAACGTAGGCATAGATGTTCAGTTCCCTGCTGCGCCAGCACCACAAGCCGAAGTCAGTACGATGGAGCGCATGTTTGGGGCTGGTAGCCCGATTGCTCGCACAGTCAAAGGCGCAATAGTTGACCCTGCATTGGCGGTCAATCAGTTGCTCGCCAGTTCGGGCCTGTTTGGGCAGGATGTAAAGCAAGGCGCAACGCAGCTTGTCCGTGACGTTGAGTCAGCAACGCAGCAAGGCCGCGCTCGCGTAGGCAGCGAAGGGTTTGACCCGTTCCAACTGGTCGGCAACGTCATCAGCCCGGTTAACCGTCTAGTCGGCGGAGCACAGGCACTGCAAGCGCCCGGCCTCTTAGGCGCAGCGACACGTTCGGCTGGCACGGGCGCTGCGCTGGGCGCGTTAGCCCCCGTAAACGCGCCAGTGGAGCAGTTTGGCGAAAAGAAGTTGGAGCAGATGGCGCTAGGCGCAGTGCTCGGCCCTATTCTTGAGGGCGGCGTTAACGCGCTGGGCGCTTTTGCTGGCTTGTTCAAAGGGCTTACCAAACAAGGCAGAGAAGACGTGATGCGTCAACAGCTTAATACGTTGGCCGGGCCTGACAGTAGCCGCGTCATTGACGCGCTCCGCGACGTCAAAGAGCTTGTCACAGGCTCACGCCCTACCGCAGCAGACGCAATAGCCGACATCCCTTCGGCAGTCGAGTTGGCCGCAGCGCAGCGCAAGTTGGCCTCGCAGCCTGGTATTGCCGGAAAATTTGCCGAGCGCACCGTAGAGCGCCAAGCGGCGCGGGTCCGCGCTGTTGACAGTATCGCGGGTACTGAAGTGCAGCGAGCAGCCGTAGAAGCAAAGCGAGGCGCAGTAACCGGGCCAATGCGCGAGACGGCGTTGGACTTGAACGAGATCGCAGGGACTACGCTGGGAAATATTGACCGGCAAGCCAACCAGACTGTCAACCGCCTGATCCAGCAGGTCAAAGAGAACCTTCCTCCGTTGCAGCAAACGTCTGCCGGGTTCAAACTCACTACTGAAGAACTGCGCGCAGCATCAAAAGATGCGGCAAACAATTTAAAAAAGGCGCAGATTGACAGCTTGGAACAGAACGGCGTGTTTCCGTTGCTCGCCACGGACATCACGCGCCAGCTTGACAAGGCGATCAAAGGCACCGTGTCTGACCAGAGCCGGGCCGTGCTGCAAGCCGTGCGCGACCGGGTGCTGTCCAAGACAGACGAGAACGGCATCATTGGCAGCCGCGACCTGTACGAAAACGTGCGCAAGATTTCAAACCAAGACATTGCAAAACTGCTTGGCCTGGGGGATCAGTACGCGTCCGGCGGCATACCTCAGCAAGCGGCTAGTGCATTGAGCAACGCCAAGAAGTTGGTTGACGCTTCGCTCAACAAGTCCTCTGACGGGCTTTGGTCTAAATACCTCAACTCGTTTGCTGCGTACAGCAAAAAACTTGACCGCATGGAAGTTGGCGACTACTTGTCTAAAAAGTTGCAAACGCCGTTGGACAAAGAGCGTGCTGGCGCGTTTGCGACCGCTGTTGAGAACGCTGCGGGCACAATCAAAAAGTCAACAGGTATACCCCGGTTTGACAAACTGTCTGACGTGTTGACGCCCAAGGAAGTCGGCACGGTCAACAACGTGTTGGCGGACCTAAGCCGAACGGCTAAGGCTGACGAGTTGGCGCGTATGGTGCGTAATGTCGAAGTAGGCCTACCAGACGCCGCCCGATCATCGCCCGACTTTTTAAACAGGTACGTGACTTTAGGTAAGGCGGCGTTTGGTTACTTGCAGCGCGGCAACGCCGAGGCGTTTAACAAACAAATGGCAGAGATGCTGCTAGACCCCGCAGCGATGGCTAAGTTTATGACGTCTGCAATTCCAAAGAACCGCATTAACGAAACAACATCCGCCATGCTGAAGCTGATGGATGATCCAACCCGCGCGGCGTTTACGCAAGTATTTTTAATACCCGCAACTGCCAGCGAAATTGGGGCCGCGCCACAAGAGTAAGCCTCAGAGCCGTCCCTTGGGCAGTTCATGCTTATTCAGGGACGGCTTGACGCTAGGCTTGGCCCGGCTGAAGATGCCAAACGCCTTGTAGTCGGTCGTGGCGGGTACGCCTTTGGCGCGGTACGAGACATCCTTCATAAAGATGCTCGGGCGCGGGTCTTTCTTCCATTCAAACGGGTTCATTTGGTTACGCTCCAAAATAGCAACAACAAAAAAGCTATCCACAACACGCCGACAAGGCTAAGTAGCACCCACTCGGCTAGGTACCGAAGCTGCTGACGCCAGATGCTTGGCGGCAGCGGGTCAGCGGCCCGCATAACAGGTTTGTACTTAGCCACACGCACCGGGCAGTTGCGGCCTTGATTGCAGTCTCCAAAATCGTCACAGCAGTTCATTGGTATTCCCTCAGTTTGTGTTTCAGATCGCGTATCTCGCCCTGGGCTTTGAGTGCCAAGGTACGGGTGCGTTGGTAGTCAGCAGCAGCTTCTTTGGCTGCTGCGAGCGCCTTGTCCAGCTTCCTGGCCTCACGCTTTAAGATGCGCTCATGTTCTTTGCGTAGGCCCGCAAGCGCAGGCTCTGTGATTGCTGCGACTTGGGCCTCGGTCAGCGCCAGTGTGACGACCGGGGCACGGTAGAGTTTGGCGGTCATGACTTGCCTCTTAGCATCTCTGCACGACAGTCGTTCCAGCCTTGGATGTATTGGGGATGCTCACCCTCTCGCGTGCCAAACGCATCAGGCACGGCTGGCTGTGCAGCCTGTGCTTGCTTGATGGCGGTGATGGCCTTATTCCAGTACTCCTTGGGATGTATGCTTTCCAACGCCTCCAGCGCCATGCGTAGTGCCTCGTCTTTCATTTGAATCTCCTGACTTTTTCAAATGTCACTTGTTTTTCTGGCGGCGGCGGTGTCATCTTCTCGGACGGCGGGGTCCAGCCCCACTTGCGCCAGGTGGCCTGAACGTCAGCCCCGCTGCTCCACTTGAAATCTTTGTTCGGTACGGATGGATAGATCATCATTTGCTCCTTCGATTACTAAGTGCCGATAGGCACGGATTGCTGTCTTCAAGTCTGCTTGCAGACTCTCGATCAGCTCGTCTTGCTCAGACAACCGCTTGGCGGCGTCTTGGGCAAACTTGGCCAGGTTGTGCGCTTCCCACGCCGCAAACCTGTTCATGACTTGGTGGCCAGCGTCAGCAGCTCGGCTCTCTCTCTGGCCACGCGCAACGTGTTGTAACGCTGGTGCAGGCGCTCGATGATCTTGACGCGGCGAGGGCCCGCCATCTCAGAGTCCAGCAGCGCTTTCACGTCGGGCTCTGGCAGCGAGGCCAGCACATCATTAAGACTTCGCCATGTGTACATTTATTTTTCCTTCCAGTTGGTCAATCAGTTTGGTCGTGCGGTCGTGCGAGCGTTGGGCTGCGTTGAGCTGGCGCGTCTTGTGCCGCAGCTCAGACTTGGCTGCCCGCAGTTTGGCTTTCCATTGGTCGATTCGTTTCATTTGAGTGCCTCCAAGGCGATTTGAGAAAGGGATAACTTGTCGTGCAGCGCCGCCCAGATTTTGTGATCGACAGTGCCGTCGGTCAGCATGACGTAACACCACACAGGGTTCTTTTGGCCTGAACGGTGCAGACGACCAAGGGTCTGTTCGTATAACTCCAAACTCCACGGCAGTGACAGAAACACCACATGACAGCCTCCGTGCTGGAGGTTGAGCCCGTGGCCTGCCGATTTGGGGTGGACGGCCAACAGCCTGACCTCACCTCTGTTCCAGCGCTCGATGGCGTCGACGTCGTCAAGGGTCGTAAGGTGTTTAAACCGTCGCTTAAGCTCGGCAAGTTCTTCTTGGTATTGGTAGACCAGTAGGGTGTTGGCATGTTGGTTCTCATCGAGCAGTTCTTCAAGGCGGTCAAACTTATGCGCTGACAGCCAGATTGGGCCGTTGTCGGAATACAGGAAACCGGACGACATCTGCTGGAGCTTTTGCGTGACCACGGCAGCGTTGACCGCCACCACGTCGTCCAGCACGAAGTCTTTCTTCATCTTGTTGTAGCTGGTCATGTCCATCTTGCAGTTCACCTCCACGGTGTGCAGGGGCGGCAGCTTGTCCTTGTACTCGCCAGGCTCCAACACGAACGTCGCAGGCTTGATGCGCTGCATGACCAGTTCCAGCGAGCCTTTGCGGGGCTGCCAGTCGCCGAATTCTTTGTTGATCAGCATGAAGTATTGCTGCATGAACGCGCCCTTGGCGCGGCCCAGCAGCGTCTGGTCTACGATCTTGCACTGCCCAAACACGTCCTCAAGGCCGTTGCTGGTGAACGAACCAGTCAGACCCCAACGAATGCCGACATCGCCGATGACTTTGTTCAGCGCCTTAAAGCGTGCGCCCGAGGGGTTCTTCAGCTTGGTCAGCTCGTCGAACACGATGGCGTTGATGTGCGCCAGGTTCTGCTCGGCCAGCCACTGGATGTTGTCGTAGTTGGTGACGATGATCTGAGCGCCACTGTACAGCGCTGCCTTGCGCTGCGCGGGTGTGCCCACGGCCACGGCCAAGGTGCAGCCAGGTGCCCACTTGGGCTGCTCGACTGGCCACACGTCGGTGCAGACGCGCTTGGGCGCGAGCACGAGGAAGCGTATGGCGTAGCCGTCGATCAGCACGTCCTGCATGGCCGTCAGCGTGATGGCCGTCTTGCCAGCACCCACCGGAGCCAAGATCATGGCGCGGTCGTGCTCGTACAAGAAGTCAGCCGCTGTCTCTTGGTAGTCACGCAGTTTCACGCAGCCACCCATCAATCTGCTCCTTATTCCATAAACAAACGTACTTCTGATTCATCTTGGCCATGTCAGCCGCGAAGACCTTCTGCAACTCCGACAGCCTGCCGCCCTCGGTCTTGACCTCAACGAACCATGTCTGGCCGTTGGGCAGGCATACGATCCGGTCGGCCACGCCGCGATGCGCAGGGCTGGTGAACTTGTACGCCTTTCCGCCCAGCTCTTTGACGCGCTTGACGAGGTGGGCTTCGACTTGCTTCTCAAGCATCGTCTTCTCCCCTTGCCATTGCGATTAAGGCTATAGCCCTCTTGTGCAGCGCCTTACCTTTGCGGTCTACTGGAGGGAAAGCATCCATCAAACATTCCAATGCGAGTAGTATTTCTGGCGCGACCATGATCAGCCTAGCGTTTGCAAATTTGTCAGGGCCGAAACAAATAGCTATGTTGCAGCCGCCGTTAGCGCGGTTTTCGTCGTCTTCATCTTCGTCGTCGTAGTCAGTGAACACCGCAACGTGTCCATCGTCTAATCCGCTGTTAACAAGTCCAATATCCCAAGGAAAGGGTGTGTGTCGTGTGTTCATAGCCGCAATAATACATGAAAAAAAGATTTGCACAACAAATATTTTCTGTGATACACTGAACGCCTCATCAACTACAGGACAGTCAAATGGACTACTCAATCAAAGGCGCCGAGTACAGCAACATCAACCTCACCCCATACGAGGGTGGCATCTGGATCAGCCTCCATCGCCACTGCGCTTACACATCCACCCATCTTTCAAAAGAGCAGGCAGAGCAACTGCGCGACGCCCTGATCGCTTTGACGGAGACAGAAAATGTCGAATAACACACCAACCTTGCGTGACTACTTTGCGGTGCAAGCATTGCATAAATTAATGGGTAAAGATCACCGCTTTATTCTTAAAACTATGCAGGGTGAGTACGAGAGTGATGAAATGCACGAAATTGCAAAGGGCATTCTTGCTGATACAGCTTACCAGTGGGCAGATGCCATGATGGAGGCCCGAAATGCAGCACAGTAACATCGTCGGCGGTAGCACCGCCAAGCGCGTCATCAACTGCCCTGGCAGTGTGGCGCTGGTGCAGAAGATGCCCCCAAAGCCCAGCAGCAAGTACGCCGACGAAGGCACACTGCTGCACGACACGATTGCCGAGCACTTGGCAACGCTCCAGCCGCTGGAGTCCTTCCTCGGCAAGAAGTATCAAGACCAAGTGCTCACGCAAGACCTGATCGACGATAAGCTGGTGCCTGCACTGGCGCTGCTGGACGAGATCGACCCTAAGCAGGAGATGAGCTACGAAGTTGAGACGCGCGTCGGCTTCGGTGATCTGCTGCCGGGTGTGTTCGGCTCGACCGACTTCGTGGGCCGCATGGGCGACAAGGCCGTGGTGCTGGACTGGAAGTTCGGCGATGGTGTGATGGTGTCGGCAGAAGAAAACGAACAGCTCATGTTCTACGCAGCCGCCGCGATGCGAACCGATGCTCTGAAGTGGGCCTTCGAGGGCGCGACCGAGATCGAGTGCGTGATCGTGCAGCCGCCCATGATCCGCCGCTGGACGACAACGCCAGAGCGTATCGCGAAGTTTGAGCAGACGCTGGTGCAGGCAGTTAAAGAGTCTCAGTATCCCGACGCAGTTTTGCATTCTGGCGATCACTGCCGCTGGTGCGCAGCCAAGCCCGTTTGCCCTCAGATGACGGGCGCTGTTGAGCGTGCGGCCTTGGTGAAGATCAAAGAGATCGACGCCGCTACGCTCGGCCAGTATCTGGCCAAGGCTGACGTGCTGGAGGGCTGGATCACCGACCTGCGGGCGCTGGCGTTTCAGTTGCTTGAGAAAAATGTGCCCGTGCCGGGGTATAAACTTGTACAGAAGCAAGCCCGTCGTCAGTGGGTCGATGACGCCAAAGCAACCGCTGCGCTGCACGACATGGGCGTGCCCCGTGACGAGCTGTTCAGCCCAGAGGAAATTCGCAGCCCTGCTCAGATTGAGAAGGTGCTGAAAAAGCGCAAGTTGGCACTGCCTGACGATCTCGTCAAGTCGGTGTCATCCGGCACAACACTGGCAAGCGAGGATGATTCCCGCCCAGCAGTGTTGCAACTCGGCGACCTTCGGGCCGCCATTTCTAAACTCCAGTGAAAGTAAGATATGCAACTCGCAACATTCTCCAAAGCAAACCTCCCCGCCCTGACCAGCGCCTTGCGTAACCTCCAACCCGTTAGTGGCGACGTTGGCGTGGCCATCATCAAGATGGACAAAGGCGGCCATTGGGTCTTCGGTGCAGACCAGACCGAGATCGAAGAAGGCTCGACTTGGGCCGTCAATCCTTTGTCGTTCGTCCACGGCTTCATCGCCTGGGGCGACGGTGAGGTGCTCGGCGAAAAGATGGTCGGCATCGCCAACCCTCTGCCAGAACTCGACGAAGCACCCCCCGGTGCCAAGAAGGGCTGGGAGTCACAGGTCGGCATGTCGATGAAGTGCGTCTCTGGCGACGACAAGGGTCTGGAAGCCCGCTACACCGTGACGTCAGTCGGCGGTAAGCGTGCGGTGCAGACCCTGGCCGTGGCCCTGGCTGATCAGGTGGACAAAGACCAGACCAAACCAGTGGCCATCGTGCGTCTAAAGAAGGACCACTATCAGCACAAGTCCTACGGCAAAATCTACACCCCGGTCTTTGAGATCGTGGAGTGGATGAGCATGGACGGCGAAGCGCCAGAAGTGGCCGCTGAAGAAGCACCAGCCCGCCGCCGCCGCGCAGCGTAACCTTTTCTGATGCCCAGTGACAGTGGGCATTGGAAAAGGAACGCAACATGAAAGCTACTGGTTTTACGCACGACAATAAAAACAACACATCGGTGGATTGGTACACGCCGCCGTGGGTGTTTAACCGTTTGGGTTTGACATTCGACCTTGACCCTTGCCAGCCCTTAGAAGGGGTGGCGTGGATACCCGCAAAACATCGCTACACCATTGCAGACGATGGCTTAACTTCGCCTTGGCGCGGTCGTGTTTGGTTAAATCCACCTTACGGCAAACATACTGCCGCATGGCTTAAAAAAATGCACGAGCATCGAAACGGTGTGGCGTTGGTGTTCGCCCGGACAGATTGCTCTTGGTTTCACGAATCAATCGCAAAAGCGGATGCTATTTTGTTTTTACGCGGGCGCATCAAATTTGTAGATGGGCTAGGCTTGACTGGTGGAAGCGGGGCTGGGTGCGGTTCGATGTTGGCCGCATGGGGTGAAGAAAATGTGGCCGCGCTTAAAGCTATGCAAGACTTAGGGTTGTTGGTATGACCGTCTTGTACTGTGATTTCGAGACCAGATCGCGCTGTGACTTGAAGGCCAAGGGCGTCTACAACTACGCGCAAGATGCGAGCACCGACGTGCTGTGTATGTCCTACGCCTTCGGCGACGAAGAAGTGCAGACATGGGTTCCCTCTCAGGAATTCCCCGCCGCTGTCCGCAATCATACCGGCCTGATCTACGCTCACAACGCAGCCTTCGAGCGCCTGATCTTTTGGTACGTCTTACAGATAGATTTCAAGCTGGAGCAGTTCTACTGCACCGCAGCGCAGGCCCGCGCCAACTGCGCGCCTGGCTCGCTGGAGGACGTGGGGCGATTTGCTGGCGCTGACATGCGCAAGGACCATCGCGGCTCGCAACTGATCCGCCTGCTGTCCGTGCCGCAGCCCAACGGCCAGTTCCGTGAGGACGCTGCGCTCATGGAAGAGATGGTCCGTTACTGCGAGCAAGACGTCCGTGTGATGCGTCTCGTCAGCAAAGCGCTGCGCCCGCTGTCGGATGACGAACTCAAGGATTACCACGTCAACGAGCAGATCAACGACCGTGGTGTGCTGGTGGACGTGCCGCTGTGCCAAGCCGCGATCAAATACGCCGCCGATGAGACCGTCGAGATTCAGCAGATCGTGTCCGAGGTAACCGACGGCGAGATCACCAGCGTGCGCAGTCCCAAGATGCGCGAGTGGGTGCTGGAGCGTGTCGGGCCAGAGGCCAAGAAACTGATGTGGACGGGCGAGAAGTATTCGATTGACAAGACTGTGCGGGCCAACCTGCTCGCGATGGAAGACCCCGATGAGATTCCGCCCCATGTTGCAGACGTTATTCAATGCGCAGACGACCTCTGGGCGTCTTCGGTCGCGAAGTTCAACCGTCTCTCGAATCTCGCCGATGAAGAAGATCACCGAGTCCGAGGCGCTTTCGTTTTTGCTGGAGGGGCTGCCACCGGACGAGCGTCGAGCTATGGCGCTCAGGTTCACAACTTTACCCGCAAATGCGCCAAAGAGCCTGATGAAGTACGCCACGCTATGGTGCGTGGCCACGCAATCACACCAAGATTTGGTCGCCGCATTACAGATGTGCTCAAGGGGATGCTCCGGCCCGCGCTGATCGCCAAGCCCGGCCACGTCCTGATCGCTTACGACTGGTCGGCCATCGAGGGCCGTGTGCATCCGTGGCTGTCCAACTGCCCGGCAGGCGAGGCCAAGCTGGACGTGTTCCGGTCGGGCATGGACCCTTACAAGGTCAACGCCGCCGCGACGTTCGGCGTGGCCTACGCCGATGTGACGGGTGACCAGCGTCAGGTCGGAAAAGTTCAGGAGCTCGCCCTTGGATTCTTGGGCGGCGCAGGCGCGTTCGAGGTGTTTGGCCGCGCCTACGGTATCCGGCTGTCGGTGTCTGAGGTGAACAAGGCCGTGGAGGGCTGGCGCAGGGCAAACCCTTGGGCGCAGGCCCACGGCCAGCAGCTCGAAGCCGCCTACCTTCGGGCGATGCGAAACAAAGGTTTTGAGTTTGCCGCAGGTCGCATTGTGTACTTGTTCGACGGCCAAACGCTCTGGTACAGTCTGCCCTCTGGCCGGGTTCTGTGCTACCCCAACGCCAAATTTGACGCCGAAGGCAACGTGACATACACCAAAGCAGCATGGAAACCCGCCGCCGACGCCAAGGAGTGGCCCCGCGCCCGTCTGTGGCGTGGCCTGGCTTGCGAGAATGTCACGCAGGCGACAGCACACGACATCTTGCGCCAGTCCCTGCGCCAGCTCGATGGCGTGGTCCTTCACGTCCACGACGAGATCGTTGTCGAGTGCCCGGCTCATGAGGCCGAGGCAGTCGCCGCCCACATGCACCAGATCATGTGCAGCCCGCCCGCATGGGCCGAGGGCTTGCCCTTAGCCGCCGAGGGCGTCACCACCACCCGGTATTCGTAACCTAAATAAATTTTTAAAAAGAAAAGCCCCCGAGTTTGAGGCTCGGAGGCTAAAGTTCCCAACAGGAGAAACCGCATGGATTTTATCAGTTATATCTGCTCACTGCCCGCTGAGGGCGAGACCGCTTTGATGGTGTTGCAAAAACCCGTCGGTCGTGAGATTCAACTGCACGCCGACGGCGCAATCAAGGCGACTTGGCCAGCGTTCCTGCCCGGCCACAAGATGAAACCCGGCGCTTGGTACGGCAACACCGCCAGCTTCATCGTTGACCGCTTCAAAGATGGCCACGTCAGCGCCTCCGCTGCCAACTGCGAGTTCGTCATCGTCATGGTGCTGGACGACGTGGGCACGGACAAGGTGCCCAACACCTGCCCCCTGCCCCCGACGTGGATCATGGAGACCTCGCCCGGCTCGTTTCAGTGGGGCTACGCCTTCAGTGAGCAGCCGCGCAAGGGCGATTTCGCCGCCGCGATCAAGGCCATCGCCGAGGCGGGTTACACCGACAAGGGCGCAATCAACGCCGTGCGCAACTTCCGGCTGCCCGGCTCGATCAACCTGAAACCGGGCCGCGAGAGCTTCGCCGCTGCGCTGGTCGAGTTCGACCACACCCGTGAGTACACCCTCGAAGACCTGTGCGCGGCCATGAACGTGACGCCCGGCCCGGTCGAGTCGGTCTACGCCCCGGTCCGAGTCCAAGACGATGGTGGCGATGATGTGATGGCGTGGCTGTCGGATAACGGCCTGGTGCTCTCAAACCCGAACCAAGAAGGCTGGGCTGGCGTGGCCTGCCCTAACGCTGCCGAGCACACCGACGGCAACCCCGAGGGGCGCTACCTGCCCACCAGCCGCGCCTACTGCTGCAAGCACAGCCACTGCCTAGAGCTCGATTCCAGCACGTTCCTCAAGTGGGTGGCCGACAGTGGCGGCCCGGTCCACTCCCCCGGCCTGCGCGACGAGCTGCTGGTGAGCGCGATGGAGTCAGCCCTGTCTAAACTGACGCCTACGGTCGAGTTCCCTAACGTGGCCGCCACAGTGGTGGCCGAAACTCAGCGCAAGGAAATGGCGCGGGTTGAGAAGGCTGACTGGTGGGACCGCTTCGCGTACCTGCAAGACGATGACGCCTACTTTGACCTGCAAGACAGGCGCGAGCTGTCACGGTCGACATTCAATGCCATGTTCCGGCACATCGGCTGCAAGTCCGTTCACAATGGCCGCAAGGTCGAGGCCAGTTACTCGTTCGATGAGCAGCGCCAGGACAAGGGCGCACAGTCGCTGGTCAGCGTGACCTACGCCGCCGGGTCGGGCACGATTGTCAACCGGGACGGGCTAACCTACGGCAACCGATGGGTTAACGCACGCCCTCAACCCGTGGCTGGTGACGTGTCCCCGTGGCTGCGCCATGTTGAGCGCCTTGTCCCCGAGAAGTTCGAGCGTGAGCACCTCTTAAACGCTCTCGCCCACAAGGTCCAGTTCCCAGGCCATAAGATCAACCACGCGATCCTGATGGGTGGCACGCACGGGTGCGGCAAAGACACTATGTTCGCGCCGTTCTTTTGGGCCATCGGTGGCGATGCGAAGCGTAACTGTTCGCTGGTCAAGAATGAAGACCTCACCTCACAGTGGGGTTACGCGCTCGAATGTGAAGTGATGGAGATCTCAGAGCTGCGCCAGGCTGATGCCAAAGACCGCCGCGCACTGGAAAACACCCTCAAACCGATCATCGCCGCGCCCCCTGAGCTGTTGACCGTCAACCGAAAGGGCTTGCATCCGTATTACGCCCTCAATCGGCTTTTCGTGATCGCGTTCTCAAATGAGCGTGTCGCGATCTCGCTGCCCTCAGAAGACCGCCGTTGGTTTGTCATTTGGTGCGAAGCCGCCCGGTTAACTGAGCGTGAGGCACTGGCACTGTGGAACTGGTACAAGAATCAAAACGGGTTCCAAGCAGTCGCCCACTACCTGCATACCCGTGACGTGAGCGCGTGGAACCCCTCAGCGCCGCCGCCCGTAACTGAGGCTAAGCAGATCATGATCGAACACGGCATGAGCACTGCCGAAGCCTTCATTGTGGACATGCTGCGCCGCCGTACTGGTGAATTCTCTCGGGGTGTGATCGGCTCGCCCTTCCATGCGCTGTGTGACCGTTTGCAGGGTCTAGCCCCCCAGGGTGTTAAGGTCGTCCAGGGTGCGTTACTTCATGCGATCAAAGAGGCCGGATGGGTTGACTGTGGCCGGATCGCTGCGCAGGATTACCCGAGCAAGAAACACATATTTTGCGCTCCGGATAACGTGCGCATGAGCAAATCGGAGCTCAGGCGCTCCGTTGAGAACACATGAAAAAGGGCCCCTAAGGGCCCCTCTTGGTTAGTATGCGCAAAATCAGCGCCAGACACGCATAGATCATCGTAGCGCCTCAGCGAGCACGCATTGCGCTGTGTCGGTGTCGCCTTGCTGGATTGATTCGAGGGCTTGCGCGATAGCGGCTTTCAGGCTTGCGACTGTCTGCTTTTTAGCCTTTGTGGGTGTGTAAACGTAATCCGCGTCCAGTTCCTCCATTACTTCGGGCTGCGCAGCGTCCAGCATGGGCGCAGGTCGGTCGGCAAACGTGAACCCTTCGCCCTTTAGTAGTAAGCGAGAATTCAGGCTCGCATACTGGCTCACATAGTCGTCAGTCGTCATACCAGGCTCAAACACCGGATACCCGCGTTTCATGCTGTCGTTCTTAGCGTCAACCTTACGCTTGATTTTTGGCGGGTTCGCGGCTTGTTTTCGGTATTCCTGAGCGTTCTCGGGCTTGACGGTGTAACGTGTGGTGGCGTGTGTGAATTCGATCATGGTTGATTCTCCTTAAATGCGGCACGATGGGCCATAAAACTGATCTTCATCTTGATGGTGCGGGCCATAACTGCGGCTGTCGTCTGTCGCGGGTTCTGTTACGGTGTCATCCAGCATGATAGATTCAAGAGTCCAATCAGCATCCGATCCCGTACCATATGACCCGTCTTCACTTAGTTCGTCCCATGCAAGGTCTTCAGCTTCTTCTAATGTCTCCGCTTCAATAGTCAGATTGACGTAAGAAACCCGCTTCAGTTCAATTTGATAAGTTTTCATGGTGTACCCCTTAAAAAGCCAAGTAAACGAAACCAGTGGCGGTTTCGCCAACAATGGATGTATTGGCTTCCAAATATTCGCGGACTTGATCGCGCAGTTCTTCTTCATCTTGGGTCAAATCGTCAACTGACCAATAATTGTTGGCAATGCCCTCTGGCGTGTCTTCGGTGTACTCGCAGCAAATGGCGATCACG